ACAACAAAAATTGCTACCCTACTCTATGCACTTCAATGCAAACGTAATCCTAAAGAACTTGTACTTGTTTTGCCCGAGCTATTGAAATCGATGCCTAAAGAGCAGAAGATAAATCTCAATTATGCTGTACCCCCCTATCTTTTGGAGCCGGATGCCTATACTATAGGTTTGGCTCAAAGTAGTTATTATACCGTTGAGGATCTTTATTATGCACTAATGCTGGTCTCGGCGAATGACGCTGCAAACGTACTAGCATACCACTTAGGTGAGCAGTCTATTGAGCAATTTATGATTGGGTTGAATCAGTTTATAAACTCAATCGGATGCAAAGATACCACCTATGTCAATCCTAGCGGTTTAGAATATCCTGCACATCGCACAACTGCATTTGATCTTGCAAAAATGCTTTCACACGGGATTAAAGAACCCGATTTTTTGAAAATTGTGAGTACTGCTTTTTATAAAATTGAATCGGGGGAGCTGCTTGATAGAGAGCTCAATAACTCCAATCGTTTACTCCGTACAGAGAGCGGATTACAGTATAAATACTGCATTGGGGGAAAAACAGGTTATACAGAGCATGCAGGCTATTGCTTTGTCGGTGCGGCAAAAAATTCGGAAAGGACTCTTGTTGTAGCTGTAATGCAATCTCCCACAGCCCAAGATCGGTTCATTGACGCAACAAATCTTTTTAACGCCGCTTTTTCAGAAAAGAGAATTTTGCGAGTTTTTTATAACGCCCATGACCCTTGCTTTAGCCTGTTACCAAAATATGCTAATCACCCGGTCTTTTTGAGCACAATCGAGGATTTAAAAATTGAATCGTTTGCCAGTTTGGTGGAAAATCTTGAGCCTAAAGTACAATTTTTCGAGGCGACGCTCCCCATAAAAAAGGGTCAAATTTTGGGAAGAGTAGATATTGTGGCAGCTAACGGTAAAGTGATGGATAGCAAATCTCTTGTTGCTGTCACAGACATGTCTCATACCTGGCTCTCTTTTTGGGTGCAAGAGAGAGGAAGATTAGGGTTACTAATGCTGACCGCTTTTACGTTGAAAATGCTTTTTAGAGCTCCCAAAGTCAAAGAAAAAAGGGGCTAAAAAGCCCCTTAAAATTGATTTAAATCCGATTAAATTGCTAGAATCGGGATAGTTTTTACAATAAACCCGTTATTTTCTTTTTTAGCCTTGCCTTTAGCATATAAGCCTAAAATCGTATTTTTAGGGGCTAAAAATGTTAAGTCACTTTCATCGCCATTTAATACTTGCCTATTTAAAAAGTAAGCGGGCAGGTTTTGATCCGAAAATACAACCGAAAGCCTTAAACCTTTTTTAATAGCTATATCATTGAATTTTTGAAATTCTGGTTTATTAGAATATGAAAAAGTAAGATCATAATTTTTGGTAAATTATCACGATAAGGGCTTTTTGAATAATCATAAAACTGGATATCGGGAAATAATTCAAAAATCGTGATAGATCTTACTTTATTATGCATAAATTCATAATCAAAACGGATATTTTCCCATTCAATATCGCTTAAACCGTTTAATCTTACAACTGGTATTAAATTATTTTTAATTGCTGTCTTTTCTAAAGCATGAATTTCAAGGGCAAGCTTATTCATAAAAGCATTAATATCGTTATGGAATAATTTTGTACGATTTAAGCGGGCTTTTTGCACGTTGTTAAAAATGCCCCTGCCTGCTGTATTTAAGCAAGCTTCAATACATCCAGCCGCTTTTGCGAAAGGGCAAATATTTTTGCCGCCTAAAGTATACGGGGCTAAATACATGATTCCAGTAAGATAACCCTTTTCAAGCCCTTTTATAGTTTTTGAATCCTGATTAATAGATAATAATTTCATTTTATAACCCTTTTTATAATTGTAATTGTTAAGGCTAAATATAGCCCTAAAGCTTACTTAAGAAAATAAGCTTTAAGATATATTTAAAAAGGCTTTCCGCCTAAAGCTTGCTTTATTATTTTGTTAGCTAGTTTTTTATTGTTTACTAAAAAATAACGCTGGTTTATTAAACCTTGATCCCGATATTTAAAAAGATTATTCATAAATAACATTAAGCCCTGATTATCAAAGCGGGCTATTTTCTTATCCTTGAAATCGATAACATACATAATTAAGCCCCTTTTGGTAAATACATACCGATTTTTTGATTTTCATCTATTGCAAAATCAACGGCGAATTTTACTAGCTCATTAGCTGCTTTTTCGCTAGGGGCATAATAATAAATACAATTCATTATTGACGATAAAAGCCCCGCTAATTGATCATGATGCGGATTTTCATTTAAAAACCGCCTTTCGTTATAATTAGCGATATATTCAAGGGCATTTAAGCCCGATTGATAACCAATATCGAAAAATTTGGCGGTTATGTCTTTTTCATTCATGATTAGCCCCTTATAAAATTGCATTAATTAAAGTATTTAAATCTTTTTGCTTTTTGGTATGAGTGACTGGTAACCATTGCCCGTCAATAAAAGCTTGATCGATATCATGAGCATATATTGATCCGATCTCATCGAATATACCTTTAACATTGGCAAGCCTTATATTGCCTTTTTTGTTATCGTATAAGATAGCCCCGAATCCATTTTTTAATAATATTTGAGTGCCTTTTTTTAAATCATTGGTATTAATCATTTAATGCCCCTTTAAAGTAAAAATATAAATAGAATCCAGCTATATAAGGCTATAAAGCCTAAAAAAGCATAGATAAATTGTTTAAATAGATTTTGCATAATTATTGATCCTCTACATGTAAGCTTGAAAAATCGCCGTTATCTTTTGCTAGCATATCGTTATAATCCCGTAATAGATCCGATTCAAGCTCATCATCGGTTTCATCGGTTACCGTGATTAATGTAAATCTTTTTGTACTGTCAATGCTGTTTAATGCTTTAACTAGTGTTTTAATGTTTTGTTTCATTTTTTAGCCTTTCGGTTATTTGATTAGATAAAACTTTAATAATGTATAAATATTGCATATTTTTAGAATCAAGGCTTATATAGTGATCTAATTCATCGCATAGCCTATCTATGCTTAAATATGGTACTTGATCAATGTTATCAATATTAATCATTAATAAGCCCCTTTCTTATATTCATCAGGGGCTATGCTATCCCATATTTGAAAATTATGATCGTAAATCATAGCAAGCTTTCTTAAATTATGCTTTTCATTAATGCCTTTCATATAGGCTGCATGATCATCAGAATAGCTATAATGCCAATCATGAGCTTCTAAAGCCTTTAAATACTGTTTTAAGCCTTGCATTGTATTATTCATCATTATTATCCTTATATAGTAAGTAAGTATTAATGAGATTATAGTAAATTGATATTTACGTCAATAGGTTTATCGGAATTATAAAAAGGATTCTTATAGTTTATGCCTAGTGTATAACGCTTATAAGATCTTATCTTACTTGATTTATTAGTATGCTTTTCAATGCATTTAAACTTAATACCTTTATCATCTAAAGCCTTTAGGTATAGTGACAAGTCACAATCTTCCTCAAGGTAAGCATAAGAGTACTTTTCATTGCTGCGTATATAAGAATAAGTACTTATCTTATCGTGTATTTCAAGGTTAAAAAGCTCCGTTAAGGATACTTTAGCCCATCCATGCTGCGGATCGGTATATATAATGATTGATTTCATAATAGCCCTTTCAATAATTAATAGTAAATAAAAGTTTACATGATCATAGTAAAAGAATATTAAACAATGTCAATATATAATTGTGATTTAATTTACTTATCACATATTGACAAAACTAGGATAATAGTATAATGACTGATAACGATAACCTAATTGATAATGAGAATCATTCTCAAGTAAGCATTGACATCAAGCCCGATGCATTAAAGGGCGATGATATAAGCATGGATAGCAGCCTATCTATTGACATGATAAAGCAGCCCGAAAGCCTTGAGACAAGCAAGGATAAAGGCGGAAGACCCCCGCACCTTCCAACAAGCGACACCCGAAATAAAGTTTTTATGTTATCGTCAGTAGGAACACGCCATGAGGATATCGCCACAGTACTATCTATTAGTGCAGATACCTTGACTAAATATTACAAGGAAGAACTTGACAAAGGTCGTATTGAGGCTAACGCTTCTGTAGCAGAGACTTTGTTTAAGCAAGCTAAAGAAGGTAACACCACAGCTATGATCTTCTGGCTTAAGTCTCGTGCCAAGTGGAAAGAATCAACACAGCATGAGATCAGTGGGAATCCAGATGGCACTCCTGTAGAAGTTAAGATTGTGACAGGTATAGAGTAACCCCCACCCCCTTGTTTTTTAAAAATCGAAAAACCAGAATTATTTAAAACGGCAGTACCCAAATTTTTATAGGATATTATTATGGGCTTATTAGAATATTTAGACGCACTACGCAGATCATCACCTACAGGTGCAGGTGCTGGTCAACTCACAGAAGCTGAAGCTGCACGATTAAGCCAACTTCTTATGCAACAACAAATGGATGAGTTTTCTAGACAAAATGCTTTTATGTCTAATCCACGAGCAGCACAAGGATACCAACAAGCTAATCCACTAGGTAACACAATGACTAACATTTCACCACAAGCAGGTGGTATGGCTGTCAGACAAGCACCTATGGATTTAAATTCAATTATTAGAATGTTATCTAGATAAGGAGAAAGCTATGCCAATGGTCGGAAAAAAGAAATTTGCTTATACGGAAAAAGGTAAGAAAGAAGCTAAAGAATACGCTAAAAAAACAGGCAAAAAAACAAAAATTACAGCAGAAAATTATGATAAAGAATATGGAAAGATTTATCGCAAAGCTGTAAAGGCTAAAAAATGAGAGGACTCTACGCAAACATCCACGCTAAACGCAA